CCGCCTCCACCTCCGCCAATAGCGGTTGTTAATCCTGTAATAGATGAATTACCTCCATTTGCTCCATTAGGAGTTCCAATAGCAGGTGCTATTGCATTAGCTCCAAGAGCTCCAGCACCACCAGCACCGACAGTAATTGTATATGCTGTGCCTTTAGAGTAGTTCATAGTACCTGTTAAAAATCCACCAGCGCCTCCGCCACCACCACGACCTGATCCTCCACCACCACCACCGGCAACCATAAGGTATGATCCTGTATAGTAAATAGTGCCTGATCCATAAACGTTGCTGGTTCCTACCCATCCTTGAGTAGAATCAATATATGTAAGTGTAAGTCCAGCTCTGTTTGTGGCTAAAGCTACTGGAGTAGCGCTTCCATTTATATTTGCACCATTTCCAGACACAGTAATATTATTAGTCGCACTTGTTCCAGCATAGTCAACAATAACTACAAAGTCACCACGTGTTGGGGTTGCTGGGAGTGTGACTGTAAAAGCTCCGGCTGTTGTATTACAAAAATTACCGCTATCGATTGCCGCTGTAAAACCTGAAGTTCTAACGGTTGTGTTCCATACAATTGTATTTGGCATCGTAGTGGATGCGCTTGTAACTAGTGTTCCTGTTTCCGCAGGAAACGTAATTGTATTTGAGCCAGCGACAGCAGGAGCTGCAACCGTTACTTGACCTGACGCATCACCGTAAACAATGAAAGAAGCCATTATGCTGTGTAGGTTCCTGAGCCAGTAAATCTGATAATTGTATTAGCACCTGATGTTGTAATTGTAGGTGATCCTGTTGTAGTACCAGAGTAATTAGCTGTGGGAACAGAAAGAATAACTACACCTGATCCACCATTACCTGATGAATATACAGATGATGTTGAAGATGAACCTCCTGATCCACCCCCTAAATTAGCAGGGGCATTTGAACCGTTTGTTGCAGCTCCATTACCCCCTCCACCAGAACCTCCGGTACCAACAGTATTTGAAGACGAGCCACCTCCACCTCCAGCATAAGTTACTGAAGACCCTGTAATAGAAGATGCAAGACCGTTTCCACCATTACCCGCCGCTGATGAAGATCCATTACTACCAACTGCCCCTGCTCCGCCTCCGCCTCCGCTTCCATACTCTCCACCACTATCAGAACCTGATCCACCCGCATTCCCTTGTCCTGGTGTTCCTGATCCGCCAGCATTATTATTTCTAGCTCCACCACCGCCTGATCCACCAGATAAACCACCACCTGAAGTTGACTGTCCTGTAGCTCCTCCTCCACCTATCGCAGTTTGAGTAGATACGCCTGATCCTGATAACACAGAATTATTTCCATTATTTCCTCTTGTTGCATTTGTAGAAATGCCCGCACCACCAGACCCTACTGTAGTTGTAAAAACAGTTCCGATAGATGCAGTAAATGATCCTGTTAAAAGTCCACCAGCACCGCCGCCACCGCCAATACCTACACCTCCTGATCCGCCACCAGCTACAACTAAATAAGAAATACTATATGATATAGGAGCTGGGTTACCAGTAGAATAAACATCACTATAAGCAAGCCACCCTTGAGTACTATCTACATAAACAAGATTTATCGCTTCTCTATTCGTACTCATTATCCCACTACCTGTATTTCCCTGTAGTTTGTTTCCGTTAGGATTGATTGTGATATTATTTGTCGCTGCTGTACCTGCATAGTCCACAATAGAAATCATGTTACCTGCAGAAGGTGAAGCTGGGAGTGTTACAGTTAAAGCACCGCTTGTTGTGTTCATTGGGTAGCCTGTACCTGCTACTGCTGGGTTTACATTGGCTGTTTGTACTGTTGTCCAGTTGATTGTATTAGGTATACCTGATGTTGACGCTGTAGTGATCGCAGTACCGGTTAGAGCGGGCAGAGTGATTGTATTCGTTCCAGCCGCGGTTGGCACTGTTAACGTTATGGTTCCTGAGGTATCTCCGCCTAAAATGAGTGAGGACATTTTTATTTCCTTATTTTAATTTGTTTGCTTCTAGTTGTGCTTTATATGCTGCGATTACTTCGGGTGTATGTGATACTTTGCATATATCTTGAACTTGTTGTTCTTGTGCAGAATAATCTTCACCTGGAGCTATGCACCATCTATGGTAAGTTCTTGAAACTTGGTTACCGTTATCAGTAATAATAGTAGCTTGGCGAATCTGAACAACTCCATTTTCTACTACTTCTATTCTATCTATTTTAATTTCTTTTTCTAATGACATTTTTTTCTCCAATTAAGCTAAGGCTATATAACAACCAGTAAATTGCATTTCAGTTGAATTTTGCAAGAAATTACCATTAACATTTGAACTAGCAGAAGCCGCAGTTCTATAATTTGCATATAAATCAGTAACAGAAGTTCGTAATGCCATCGAAACAATACTTACAGACAAGCCCTCTGATTTATCAACGGGAATTGTGTATTCATCTGATCCTGTAGAAAACGGAAGTCCTTTAATATTATTTGTTGCACCTGTACCAATAGTATTTATTCTTAAAGTTCCTCTTACCAAAACTAATTTACCTATTTTTACATAAGAGCCAGCCTGTATAGTATAAGTAGCAGTTCCACCGACATTTGGTGTCCAAGTACCTTCTTCATAATCATCTAAAGTATTAGCATCTGCACTAGGAATTTGAGTTGCAGGAAATTGAATACCACCACCTGCCGCTGAAATTATTCCGCCTGTTGTTAACTGCATCGCTAAAGCATTATTCGTATAAAAACTCAAAGGTAAATAAGTACCAGACCCATTCACACCAGAAATAATTTGTGTATCGGTTGTACCGTTTGTAGCCATGACAATTTTAGAAGCATTAGTAAGATTTGAGTTATTAGCAACAGAAACCCCTGCAGATGTAGATGAGCCATTAGGAACTACATAGACGTTAGTCGTAGCATTGGTTGTTGTTGTTTGTAACTTAGTACGATTGTTTAACGTGGCGTTATCAAAGTCGCCTTGTATTAAGTTATTATTAGAATCTAAAATAATTTGTGCCATTTACTTCTCCTATAATATGACCCAACGTTGATCTGTTGGAATTGTCACGGTAACACCTGCATCGATTGTTATGGGTCCTGTAGACATTGCGTTTCTTGCTGTTGTTAAAGTGTAATTTGCTGTTACTGTTAATTCGTTTTCGTAGAATACTTGATCGCCACCACCACCTGTAGCACCACCACCAATTGCACCCCAAGCACCATCTGAATATCCTTCAAAAGTACCTTCAGTACTATTATAACGAACCATACCTGTAACTGGGGTTGGTCTTTCTCCTGTTGTACCATTAGGTAATCTAATACTACCTGTACCACTAAAGTTTAAATTATTAGGTACGTTCGCTGTCGCTGCATTAAGTGTTATTGTATCACCAGACGCATTACCAAGTGTAGTGTTTCCGTTGACTGTTAAATCACCTGTGAGTGCTGTATTACCCGAAGCTGCTAATGATGTAAATGAACCTGCTGCAGCTGTACTTCCACCAATCGGTGTGCTGTTAATTGATCCGCCTGTAATTGTAGCTGAACTTGAAACTACAGTACCTGTAAAGTATGTAAGAGGATTAACAACGTCAGTACCATTATTAAACACAAACATCGCGGTTCCAGCAGGAACTGCAACACCTGAACCTGTTGTATTCTTAACTGTAACTGCATCAGCTAAGCCGTTGTTAATAAGATAGAATTTCTCAATTTGACAGCCTGAACCTAGAATTAAGTTACGAGCACCACCAGAGGTACCTGTTAAGTTAAGTCTTAAATTACGAGCTGATTGAGCTGCATTAGTATTAGTTAAAGTTAGAGTAACGTCTGCACTTGAGAATGCAACATCGGCAGACCCTGTAATAGCCTCGCCTAGCGCTGTTCCTAAATTAGTATTCGTAGTGGTACCCCAGGTACCTGATTGCTCACCAGTCCCGATAAGTTCTATTTTTAAGTCTGAATAGGTACTTGCCATAAATCGTCCTTTTTATTAATTCGTATTATACATTAACTACATGGTTGTTTTGTATCAATATCTCCCCAACCTGGGATATTTGTAGTGCTTATTGTAGTCCATCCTGCAGCTACTGGACCCGGTATTACATTCCATGAAGCTGTCTGACTATCATCAATTCTAAACCAACCGTTGTAGCATAAATTATCTAGCACCGTAAATACTTCAGCTATTGTGGCATTAAAGTCTGCCCTTATACTAATAATAGTATTTGGATTACTATTTTCAACCACAGAGAAATTAAATCCTTGAGATATAGATTCAGTTTCAGTTGCGTCAATATTTTCAGTAATATCAGCGAAGAAAGCAAACCCAATATCTACAACATCAGCAATCGTAATATCTTCTGTGCGACTTGCTACAAAATTAGCAAACATCGTTCTTATATCGTCCATTGTCATATCTTCAGTAATCGATGCCGCAAACTGAGCTGTGATAGACGGTGTATCAGCTAAATTACTATTTTCTGCTATTGCTTGTACAAAATCACTTTGCTGACTATTAACATCACCTAAATTAGAGTTCTCGGTTCTGTCTTCTAACGCTGCAAAATACTGTACTGATTCATCATCCATAGTAACGTTTTCAGTAATACTTTGTGCAAATCCTGCTGCTATTGTAGCGGAATCAGATAATAAAACTGTGCTCTCTGTAATGTTCTGACCAAATGTACTTAACTGAGTACTTGAATCATCTACACCAAAATTCTCATTACGAGTCGCAATAAAGATAGCAGCTGGTGAATTAATATCATCAATAGTTACATTTTCTGTAATTGCTTGAACAAATGTCCAAACTTGTGTATTACTATCAGCTAAACTAATATCTTCTGAAACTATAAAACTAAAAGAGCTACCACCTAACCCCGCAAATGTTGGCTGAGCAAAGGCTGCGTATCCAAACATGTTATAACACTACCCACCTAGATCCACTAGGAACCGTTACAGTTACACCAGATGCTACGGTCATAGGACCTGCACTTGTAGCACTTGATCCACTTGGGATACTATAACTTGAACTTACTGTATTACTATTTACAACTATGCCATTTGATGCCACAGTTTGTGGCGCTGTTAAAGAACCTGTTGATGGAACAAAAGTAAGTTTAGTACTTGTAACACTAGCACCAGATATAGAACCCGATGTAGCACTTGTAAATGTTGGATATAACGCTGTAGCCGTTGAGGTATCATTAGTAATGGTTAAACCAGAAGTCACAGTAGAAGCAATTGTAATTGAGCCAGAACCAGGAGTAATGCTAATACCTGTACCTGCTGTTAATGAAGCTTTAGTTAATGTATTTCCTGTCGAATTACCAATTAATAACTGACCATCTGTATATGTTGTTTGACCTGTACCGCCTGATGCAACGGGTAATGTACCTGTAGTTAAAGCTGAAGTTGATGTAGCATATAATGCACCACCAGATGTAAATGATGATAAATTAGTACCGCCATTAGCAGTGGGAAGTATGCCTGATACATGTGTAGTTAAACCAATTTTTCCCCATGAAGGATCAGCACTCACACCACCTGAAATTAAAGCATTACCTGTTGCTACGTCAGCTAATCTACCCAGTGTATTTGTAGCCGATGCATAAACAAGATCACCTTGAACATATGTAGTTAATCCTGTACCACCTGATGTAGGACCTAATGTACCTGCTAATGTCACAGCGCCTGTCGTAGCTGTATTTGGTGTTAATCCGCTAAGTGAAGTTTGGAATGATGATACATTACTTGCTGGTGTAGACCATGCTGGGATACCGCCTGATACTGTAAGAACTTGTCCTGTTGATCCAATACCTAATTTGGCTAAAGTATTTGTAGCACTTGCATAGATTACATCACCTGTTGTGTATGATGTTAATGCTGTACCACCTTGAGTAGTAGGTACTGTACCTGTTACAGAAGAAAACGGAATTGTTGATGACGCAGTAAAAGCACTTGTACCATTACCAAATACATAACCAGATAAAGTAGTAGCACCTGTACCGCCCGCTGCAACAGGTAAAGTACCTGCAGCTAAAGCTGAACTTGATGTTGAATAGATAGCATTGTTAGCCGCGGCAAAAGTAGTTAATCCTGTACCGCCATATCCTGTACCAATTGTAGTACCGTTCCATAAAGCGTTTGTAATTGTAGCCCCACCAAAATTAGCAGTGGTTGTACTAAAGTCATATGTAGACGGAACATAACTATAAGCAACCCAAGTACCAGCAGAAGTAGCATTATCAGTTAATACTAAAACAGAAGAACCGCCGTTAACAGTAGTATCAATTAAAGTTGATGCATTATTTCTAATAGATACTGCGCCCGTTGAATTGTTAGCAACGGTATAAGCTAAACCTTTATAAAGCGTTGTAGCATTAGGTAACTGAATAGTATGGGTTGTTGTACCTACAACTTGTTGCCATCCAGCAGAAGCATTTGTTAATACTGTAGTACCGCCAGATGCAGTAATTGTATTAAAACCTAAGTAAACGTTATTAGCATATAGAGTACCAATACCTGGATCTGGTTGACCGCCTAGTGAAACGCCGCCAGAATTAAATATGGTCATTGCATCAGTTGTACTACTATTAGTTACGAAGTGAACATTATATGCACCATAGGTACCAATAGTTAAATCAGTAGAAGCTGAAGCTAAATACGAAGCACCTGCAATATTAAATGAGCCTGTACCTGTAAACGTAGATGAGTTGATACCAAGTTCAGCATAACCTTGTGTTGACGTTGCAGTGTTGTTAGATACATTAAAGTTAGTTGACGCATTTGTAGCGCTGCTTTTATTCTGAATAATAACTTGATTATAACCTGCAACAGTGGATGCAAAAGATCCAACAATACCTGTATCCGAATAATTTAATGTAGACCCAATAGTGGCTACACCATTTTCATCATAGTTAATTGATTTTGATGAAGGATAAGTTACAAAAACATTAACTGTACCGCTGAAGGTAACCGCTAGATTTGAGTTACTTGAGGATAAGATTGTAGTACGCGTTAATGTAGGACCTGTAGTGGAATATGTACCAATACCTACTTCCCAATTACCAGAAGCGTCCGTTGCAGAGTAATAAGTAGTGTTGCCGTTGCCGACTACTGCAAAGGATTGAAACCCAGTAACTGTACTAGTAAGGGTAAAGCTGACTGTGGTGTTAGCCGTACCCTGTTGTTGTACGCGATCATTTAACGCTAGAGCCATTTAGGACTCCTTAGCTTGTTGCAGTTGTAGAGTATGTAACTGAAACCGTATCGCCCGCTGTTGTAACTTTAGCAGTTGCAAAGTTACCTTCACTATATAAAGTACCTGCAGTAGAACTTTGTGTACTTACCGCACCAGAACCTGTTACTAAGAAACATCCATAAACTGTACCACCACCGCCTGTAATAGTATAAGTAATAGCAGAGGCTGTTGAAGTTGTTACGTTAGTTGGTGTTGTACCTGATGATGTTGCTGCTGCAAATGTAGCTGTGCCGCGTACTGGTGAACCACCTACTGTATAGTTAGTAAATTCTTTACCACCGCCAACTAGTGTTGTCATAGTATCTGTAGCTGCTGGGGTTAAAGTAGCATTAGTAAGTCCTAAGAATGGACCTACTGTAGTGTATGTACCTGAAGTTCTTAGTAATGTATTTAACATTAACTCTTTACCAGCAGCCACGACTAAATTAGGAAACTCTTCTTCCCACTTAATGTTACCATTTTTATCTCGGCAAACTACGTGGTAGTGACCATGCACACCCATATCTTCTGCAGAGATAGCATTTGTGTTTAATGTGGCTATGGCTGAATCACCAAAACCTTGTTGTTCTTTATGCATGATTTCTCCTTAATTAATTCTTAATACAGCAGTTGTGGATGTAGCTGCTGGAAACTCAATTGTAAATGTTGCAGTGGCTATCTTCTCTCCACCAAAATTTAATACTGCGACTGATGCGTTTGTAGTGCTATTATATATCAAGGCGCCAGCTGCCGTAAAGTTTGCAGGGCTCCAAGTCACATTAGCAAAAGTAACATAAGCCGTGTTATTACTAGTATCACTGCCAATAGTAGGAACTAATACTTTCCCCCCAGCTACGTAGCCTGTACCTGTAATTTCGTCTTGCGTTGTATATGCGGTTGTTTCACTGTTAATAGTAGATAGTGCATTATACAAAGCTATTTTATATGTATATGGTGACCCTCCATTAAAATTTTCTAAACCTTTAAGTAGATTTAGTTTAAATGTTGTGGTCTGTGCTTGTCCTAAAATCATTTAACGGGGTACCTTACTTGCCCTGATCTATAAGCATCTTGTCTGTCTTTACCGTCAGCAAGTTGTTTCAATAGAATCATAGCTTCATCATATCGTTTTTGATATTGATTAATAACATCTTGCTCACCTTTCATATAGGTGTAAGCTTCTAATAATGATCCATACAATAAAGTAGAACTAAAATTATCACCTAACCAAGTTTGTCCACCTACTACTGTAGTGATAGATTCAGGATAATAAAAATAATGTAATTCTACATTGTAACTTGCATTTGGTGTTGGACCTACAATAAACGCAGTGTTATCAAAAACAGCATAGTATTGAGGTTGCCCATAAAAATCTGAATCCGTATCTGGGAACGATTGTCTTATAAAGTTTACGTCTTTATTTAAAAGATATAAATATTCATTAGTAGGACTAATCACTGCCAAACTAAATGTAGCTAACCAATTAGTAGGTATTGCTAAATATTTATTACCTGCAGTTAATGAGCCTGTTACATTCTTACGAAGCGCAGGAAGTTGCACCGAATTGTAAATACGTTGTTCGGCTTGAGTAATAAAAGTATTGATATCAGCTGTTTGAAACTGATTCTCAGTATAACTTTGTATTTCACTAACTAACTGCGTGTAATTCATTACGCCATCGGACCTCTTGTTTTAATGCCTTTAGTTGCGGCACCATAACCTCGCATAGTTTTTTCACCATGTCTATTAATAGCTTTAGAACCAGGATCACCTGCGCTTACGCGTTGTCTACCTGTATTATGATTAAGTTCTTGTGCTTTTAACTTGTTAGGGTCTTGAGAAAGCTCAATATCTGCGTTAGGTAAATTCATTGGTTGTTTATAAATACCAATATCATCGCCACCACCTGATGGATATTTAAATCCTGTATAAGCACTCGCGTCTTTATTTTCTTTAGCGTGGCCTAATGGATATGATTCCGCTGGTGTTGGTGTTGGAAAGTCATTTTTTGCCATGATTATTATCCCTTCTTTTGTGCTGCAACTTTAGCTAAACCACGACCCATAGTTTTCATGTCAATGTTCTTTTTACCGCCTTTAGAACCTGCATGTTTAGGACCTTTTTGAATAGCTACATTTGGGCCTGTATCGCCTAAATTTTTACCTTTAGTTTTACCTTGTTTAGTAATACCATCAGCTGCTGATTTATATGCCATGTTATATCTCCTTAAGTTGTTGTTACTGTTACTGTGCCTACATTACCTATACCTACTAGATCATTTGGCGTTAATCCAGCATCGTTTGCTCTTGATCCACCTACAGGTTGCCATCCCCACTGTATAACTCGGCTACCTAATAATGGTACTCCTGTCTCACTTTGTAATGGTCCTGTAACATCTAATGTTTGCAATCCATTCAAACCTGATTGGTAATAACCTAAATCAGGACGGGGATTACGAACTGCTTGTGGATCATTAACTGGGTAAAGACCAAGACTTAATTGTGGCTGATCCGGTTCCCAGCATTCTGGACATACCAGTATATTAACATTTTTTGTCTTAATAACTAAGCGTTTTAATTGCTTTAGTTTATATCTAAATCCACAGCGATCACACTGTGCAATCGAATTCTTGGCACTTGAATATTTACTAGGCATTTAATTACCCGTGGTAAAACATTTCACGAGGAACAAATCTAATTGATGCCTTTTCTCTATCCTCATCTGCTGCTAATTGAAATGCTGCTTCATAATCTGCTCTTAACATTTGTATTCTCATAGGATCTACGTTAGGTAGTTTCATAGCTAAATAGGCCGCTAAACCAGCTACCATACATGGGATAAATCTAAATGGAATATCTTCTACTGTTAAACCATTACCTGCATCTTGAATACGTCTTAGTCTGTAATAAACAAATTGATAGTAATTACTTTGTTCAGGAGCAGGCCATACATTTACTGTAGGTAAGTTTTGTACATAAACTTTATCGCTAATTGCATGGGGAGCTAAGGCTGTATTATTAACTGCACGAATACATCCTGTTATTGTATTTCCACTTATACCACCATATTGAATTGTTTCTTCTCCAATTTTAATAAAACCAAATTGAGATAACCCAACAGTACTTGATAGTGTAATCGTTTGTGGATTTGCTGCTGTTGAAGCTGTGGCAGTTAAAGTTTGATTTAATAAAATATTTGTTGGATTTTCTTGACCACTTTGTCTATTAATCCAGACTTGAATAGGACGCCCCGTTGCATTCTTATTAGGAATTGTAATATAGGTAGATTCTGAAATACGGTTAATATTAATATCTTGTTGATTAGCACCTGTACCTGTACGAGTTACCATATCAAGTAAATCAATTGTATCAGTGGGTAATGCATACATAATTTGATTTTGATTTAATTGTATTTGTCCTGGTTCTACAGTCCATAAATTAATACCACGATTAGCCCATTCAATTGTAAGTAAATTTAAACTACGTCTTGCAGTTCTTAAATCATAACCCGTACGAAGTTCTTGACCACATCTTTCAAATGCGTCTTCAACTAGATTGTTTAAATCTAAATTAAAACTTGTGGTTCCTGTGGTTCTATCTACCATTATTTAATCCTTCTATAAGGCTTTACTTTTTGTTTAACTGATTTAGGTTGAGCTACAAATTGTTTACCTTTAGCCTTACCTTCTCTTTTAGCTTTTGTTGTTGCAGCATATTCTTGTGGACTCAATGCTTTAATTGCTTTTTCTGGTAAATATCTTTCACCTGTTTCGCTAGACTTTTTACCAGACTTAGTTCTCCACTTTTGTTCACCCCATGATTTGAGTGAACGTTGAGATTTAGCTAATGCACTCACTTATATCCACCACCTGCAGCTTTATACTTTTTAGCAACTAGTTGTGCTTTACGAGCACTCCACTGACCTGCGCCTGTACCATGTGTTGCAGCTGCTTTAACTTGGGATACAATTCTTTTTCTTAAACTAGGTTTTGTATAATTACCAGCAGCATTTACTTTACCTCCTTCTTTGTACTGAGTAAAGTCTGTGTTGTCACGGCGTTTTTTAACTACGCCTTTAGGCATAGTGTTCTCAGCGGCACTTGGAATCTTAGTTTTCTTTATAGCGCCCATACCTCTGCTTGGTCTCATTATTTTCTCCTTAAACTAGCTAATCCGCCTGTTCTAATATTAACAGGTTTAAATTCTTCTGGTCGTCTTGCAGTTGCAACTGATGTTGGTGTTGCAGTGCTTGCTTCTACAGGTCTAAATGTACCCATTGATGCAGTAGTTGCAGGTACTATACCTCGTTCTGCTGGTCCTCTTTTTGGTCCACCTTCTACTGGTTGGTAAGGACTTGGTGGAGGCGTTGGTGCTTCAGGTGGTTTAACAAATGCAAATGGATTAGCCATCTCTGGAGCTGCAGTGTCTGTTGGTGTAGCAAATGGTTGGAAAAAGGGGTTTTTATTTTGAGCTGCATATTGAGCTAACTTATATCCTTGATCTCCACTTCCAAATCCAAAATCAGCATATTGAATTGGCAAATAACTTGCATTACTTTGTTGTGCCTGAGGCATATATTCACCATAAGCTGATTTAATATCTTCTTGTAAATAACTTGGTAAGTCAGCTCTACCGCCAGCATAAGGCGTAGTAGCAGGATTAAAGTCACCAATTGGTTTATATCCTCCTGCTTGTTGCGGTGATACTGATAACATACCCGGTGCAAATGTTTTTTGCAAGTTAGCTTGAGCTAATGGATCCCCTGCCATTTTTCCATATATATTTTGATATGCATTAAAACTTGATGTACCTTGTTGTGCTTGTGTTTCAGGGCTATATAAATTACCTAATTCAGGAAGGACGTTATACACTCCTTTATTACCTGTTACAAAATATTTAGAGGCATCATAAGGATTACCACCATATGTATACTCATTAGAGCCATAATTAAAACCAGGCGTTGCTGGAATTAAGTTACCAGCCGCGTCGGTTGCACCATAAGTTGATGTACCTCCACCACTGCCTTTACCACCTCCACCACCAGAATATCCACCAGTGATTGCTTGACCCGCTAAAGATGAAGCAAATCCTAGAGGACCTCCTGTGAGACCTCCAACAATAGGACCAGCAATAGGACCTATACCAGGAATCGCTCCTGCAATAGTTGAGATAGGATTTACTAAACTACCAACGGCTTTTACTGCACCACCCATAGGGTATCCTTATACAATACGACCTTTTGTTTTACCTTTTGTAGCACATCCATCTGCACGTTTAGATGCTGAGGATACTGAACCACCTTTTTTCATACCTAATTGTTTACCCATGCCACCCATACCGGCACCTTTAGTTAAAGCTTTTTGCATCTCTTCTTTATTTTTGTTTGCTTTTTCTTTAGTAGGTAATGGACCCATATCATTTTCAGAGGGCATTGTTTTACCTTTTTTAATATTTTCCCAAGCTTTATCAAAATCAGCTTGTTGTGGTTGTTTATCTTTGTCAGCCATAATTAAATGATCCTTCCTCTAGTTTTACCTTTAGTTGCAATACCATCAGCACGTTTAGAAGCAGTTGATCCACCTTTAGACATACATTTAGTTTTAGCTTTTACTGCTCCACCTTTTTTCATATTATAACCACGAGACAATAGATTTTGTGCTTGTTGCATGGCATCTAATTCTCTTGCAGGTTTAACAGTGTCTTTAACTACTTTTGACATATCAGGACCAATAACATCAGCTGTTCTATCAACGCTACCAATTTCACCTGATGGAGTTTCAACAGATACTTTTTCTTTAGTAATTTTTTTAACATGTTTAGTATCAGCTCTAAATTTAGGCCCTATTTTTTCATCGCTAAAATCAACACGATTAGCAATTTTACCTGCTTTAGCTTTAGCTTTAG